ACAGATTTGATAAAGCTCTCCTTTAAAATCATCTGTCCATATGTCTAAGTTTTCTTTTATAAACTCTCTAAATAATTTAGTCATAGCTTCAACATGCATAGACTCATCACGTATAGAGTATGTAACTATTTGTCCCATGCCTTTCATCTTTCCAAATCTAGGAAAGTTTAATAAGATTGCAAAGCTACTAAAGAGTTGTAAGCCTTCTGTAAAAGCTGAGTAAACTGCAAGAGTTTTTGCAATAGTTCTTTTATCATTCTTACGTGGTTTAAATGTAGAAACATAGTCATGTTTTGCTGACATCTCTTCATACTCTGCAAAAGCTTTGTATTCTATTTCAGGCATACCAACTGTATCAAGAAGAACACTGTAAGCATCTTGATGAATTGACTCCATATTAGCAAAAGACGACATCATCATTCTTGCTTCTGGTTTTTTAAACATAGGCATATACTTATCTATGTACCCCGAAGCTACATCTACGTCTGATTGAGTAAATAGTCTAAAGATTTGTGTTAATAAGTTTTTTTCTGCAGGTGGTATATCTTGCCAGTCTTTTACATCTGTGTGTAAAGGAACAGACTCAGTCATCCAATGCATTTGATTTTGTAATTTAAAGTAATCATACATCCACGGATACTCAAAAGGTTTGTAATAATTTCTAGTTTTTAATAGGCTCATATTTTCTCCATGTGTTCGGCATACTTTTCAAGTAGCCACTTGTTAAATTCTTTTTTATATTCTTTTTCTGTGTAGGTTATAGAATGTGGTGTTTTATTTTCATCGCAATGGTCTAACCATTTACGTCTACAGAACTGACTAAACAAATCATCCATACTAAAACTCCTGTAAAAGCAAGTCTAATTTTTCTTTAGCCGTAGCCATTTGTTCTAGCAATGCATCCATTGATTCGATTATGTGCGGATGCTCTGCTACTCCAACACTTACAACAAAGTAAGTTTCTAATTCTGTTTTAGCAATTGCAATTTCAGCTTCATATTTTTTTTGAAGGGCATCGAATCTACCCTCATACATATTATCAAATTTATCTTCTTTCATATTTTATCCTTCACAGGCTATACATTCTGTGTCTTCTAAGTTTATTCTTGGTATCTTAATGTTTACATTCTCTGCATCTCTTGCAGATTCAGACCTAAAGTAATATAAAGACTTTAGTTTATGCATGGCATACCAATGGACATCATTTAAGTACTGTAAGTATTCATCGTGTACATCTTGATTCTCTGTAGCTTTAGGAGATACAAAGAATAGATTAACACTTTGACTTTGACAAACGTACTGCTGTCTCATGTGGGCATGTTCAACTATCCATATCTGATTTAGTTCATCTGCTGTTTTAAATATTTCTTTTTCTTTATCTGTAAAGATATCCATGCTTTGAATAGAACCTTTGTTTGCAGTTATCTCTTTCCAAATTTCTATTTTGTTTTCTTTCTTTTTAGAAATAACTTTATCTAAGTATTTATTTTTAACTTGGTACGAACCTGATAAAGTTTTGTGTGTAAATATGTTTGCACGATATGGTTCAATACTAGGGGAAGTGCCACCACATATAATAGAACTACTGGCATTAGGAGCAATAGCCATAAGGTGAGCGTTACGCATACCTGAACCAGTAATATCAGGAGCTTCCCCACGAGTCTCCGCAAGAACTTTACTCGCATCCACGGACTTACTTTTAATATGACTAAAAGCTTTGTTATTAAATCCCGTAGCAAAGATTCCTTCAAAAGTAATATTATTCTTTTGAAGATAGGCATGGAAGCCCATTGCTCCCAGACCAAGCGACCTTTCTCTATAAGCAGAAAAGCTAGACTTAGTGAAGCCTTCTTTACCTTCTCGTATGTGACTCTTAAACCTTTTAAAGTTTGCATTGTAATCTCCTAATTCTGTGGTGTCTATTGCGTTATCTATAAAGTGTTGAATAACATTATCCAACATTGTAATTAAGTCTTGTATAAAACTTTCGTTTGTTGACCAATCATCATAGTGTTCTAAATTAACACTTGATAAACAACAGACTGCGGTTCTTTCTTCATTGGTCGGTAAAGTTATCTCAGAACAAAGATTACTTTGTTTAATATCTAAGCCCAATGCTTTCTGTTCCTTAGGCAAGAACTCATTACACGTATCTATATTAACCATATAAGGTTCGCCCGTCTCTGCTCTAGCATTTATTATTTGCCACCATAAGTCTCTAGCACTAACAGTCTTAACAGCTTCCCCTGTCTTAGGGTCTATTAATCTCCAGTCGTTGTCTTCCTGAACTGCTTGTAAAAATTCATTAGTAAGATTAACTCCGTTGTGTATGTTCAAACACTTTCTATTTATGTCACCACCTGACTCTTTGCGTATGTTTATAAACTCCTCTATCTCAGGGTGGTCTATGTCCATGTATGAAGCATAGCTTCCTCGTCTTGTAACTCCCTGATTAAATGCTAACATTTGAGAGTCAACAACTTTCATGAATGGTATTGAACCAGTAGAACGACTATTGTTAGCAGTAGCAATCCCATTGCTTCTAATATCTCCCCAATATCCACCAATACCTCCACCTGAACTAGCGAGCCATATGTTCTCATCATAGTGAGAAGATAACCCGTCACGACTATCAGGTACGTAATTGAGAAAGCAACTAATAGGTAAACCCCGATTTGTTCCCCCATTGCTAAGAATAGGAGTGCTAAACATGAACCATAAGTCGGAAGAGTACTCATAAAGTCTCTGAGCCAACTCAAAATCTGTGACCCCTTTGAAGGTTGCTCCGAATACGGAGGCTCTGGCGAAGGCTTCTTGTGCATGTGTTTCTCCTGATGCTTCGTATAGATACCTATCTTTTAATGTATCTAAACTAAATTTATTTAATTTGTTTTCTTTGTTGTAGTCTATTTTAATACCTAAGTATTCTTTCTGACCGACCTTGTCTTCAACCATTACTCCTTCTCCTTATCATTTAGGTGTAGTGCAATTAATGAGTAGTGTATAATTTTTAACAGGTCTGCATCAGACTTACCATTCTTTTTACCATACCGCATAGCATACTTCATGATGTTACCTATACAGAAACCTTCACCATGTCCTGCATCAATAATCATATCAGTTGCTTGATACTTAGAATGAGCATAGTGTTGTGTATAGGTGCTATCAATGTATTGTTTAACACCATGTAAGTTTATGTTCTCGTCAAATTTATATTCCATATTTATATCCAATCTTTAGGTAGTGTGTGTTCAGAGAACCACCTAAAATTATTCTTTTCTGCCCACTCTGAATGACTTCTTTTACTTCCGTCTTTTCTTCTTTTAGCCTGAGGCATAGGAGAACTAGGACTAGAAAACAAAAAGACTAACTCCTGATTATCTTTAAGACACTTACGTATCCAGATATATTTGTTGTATTCGTTGTAATCCCAGAACCTACCTTTAGCTTCTAGTAAGTATTCTACACCATTAATAACTTTTGTAAAGTCAGGTTCATATTTATGCTCTACGACATAAGCAATTTTATCAGAGTGATGTGACCACTTAGTTAAAACATTAGTGTGTAATTTATATTCCCACCCTGAATCATATCCTTTAGGAATATCTTTTTCAACAGGTCTAATCTTACGAGGCTTACGATATCCTTTTCTCATAAAATTCCTTTTTTAATTTTTTATTAAACCACCTTTGAGAAAAAGAAGAAAGCATTATCTTATTGTTTGCGAACACATGAGTCTGTTCAGGCATGTGGTCTTGAAAGTTATTTATATTTACTTTAGATGCTTCTTCATCAGGTAACAATGAATGAATCCAATCTACTGTTAATTGTTTAGCTCTTCTTCTTAATTGTTTAGCTTTACTACCATTCATAATATCTCTCTTACATTAGGTAGTTTTTCTACCTTACTTAAATATACATTTCCTTTTGCATATGCAAATGTACGCAACCCTTGACCTTCATTAGAGTCTTCATAGCATACAAATTTATGGGGGCAGTAGTTACATCCCATAGGTAATTTCATATTACCTGAGACACCTTCCGCTATAACATTATAGCACCTGTTCGGAGGACTGTCAAGAGAAATCGCTTTTTTAACTTCTTTTATTTTATGTACGATATTAGGCTTCTCTAAATCATCAGGTATAAACGTGGTTAGCTCGCCTGTTTCTTTATTCATTACTAAGAAACCACCCTTAGAAGTTTGCTCCGCTTCTTCGTACCCTGCTAACTGTGAGAGGTATCCAAAGCTATCGTTCTGTGCCAGAGTACCTTCTCTAAACTTCTTAAAAGCATAACCCGATGCAGTCTTAACATCAATAACTTCTCCGTCTATAATAGAATCCATGTGCCCTTTAATACCTTCAACTGATATTTCTTTTTGTTCTCCTGACACAACATGTCCAGACAAACGAACAAAGAATAAAAGTAGAACCTCAAGTAAATGCCCATATAAAAACTTAATAAAAGTAGGTGGGTCTATCTTTTCTTGATGTGCATCTGATAGATTTAAATCATACCAAAGCCTACGTAGTGGTCTACCAATGTTCGACATTCTTAAACCACTCTTAGGTCTAGGTTGAGGGGTTGCCCAACCTTTTAAAGCATCAGCCATGTCCTGACCAAACTTTTCATACTCTTTTTCAGAAATATTAATAGCTTTATCTTCTGATAAAACACTAATGGTTTTATAGATATCCTCTACAAGCGTATCTAGTTTAGGCAACTTCTTTTTTGTCTGTTTCTTTGTCATCTTTAATTTCTTTAAAAGCTTTAATAACATCTGACGAGAATAGTTTCTGTAAGTTTACTAGAAACATACGACTCGCATTATTATCTCCACCCGATACAGTTTTAAAAGTATCTAGTTTATCTACTATTTTTCTGAGAGTATCTGTATGGAACACAAGAGTACAGTACTCGTCTTTACCTATACAAAGGTTATGAAACCAGTAATCAGATTCAGTTGCTCTGATACCTGAGGGCTTGCCCCATGACTCATACTCTATACAAATGTTACCTGACTTCTGCCAAATATCTCTTTC